AAAAAGACAGGAGAACAATTCGGCAAAAAAGGTGGTTGTTTCCAAAAAAGAAACACCCACTAAGGTTTCTGCTTCAAAGAAACCAGTTCGAAAGACTGTCAAAAAAGTTGCAACAAAGAAAGTAGCAAAAGAAAAGAAAGCTAATACCGTACAAGTCGGACGGAACTCGGATGGAACTTTCTCCAAAGGAAATAAACTTTCCGTTGGTAATAATGGTGGTCGCCCAACCGAAGATATGTCTTTTCGCCACCAGGTGAAGATTCGTGCTTCAAATGACCCGAATCTCGTGCTCAATGTAATTAATAACTTAATAGCTATTGCCAGTAACCCAGACCACCCGAAGTGTGTAGAGGCTGCTGATAAGCTTATCAAGCTCAATGGTAATTATGACCCGACTGAGACTAAAGACGTTTCAGAAAAAGAAGTATTCAATCCATTTGAAAACTTGACCGAAGACGAACTTAGAAAGTTGGCAAAATAATGAATAAAGCTGGGATTATCAAGTTAGGTGCGAAACTAGAGCTTGCTAGACGGCATCTCTATGATTTCTGTCAGGTGTTGTTCCCTAATTTCTACAAAGATGAACGACCTTATCTTAAAGAGTTCTGTGAATCTGTGGAAAACTTTATTAATAATAAAGACAAGCGTTTTCTTATTATTAACGCGCCACCACGCCATGGCAAGTCCCTAACAGCTC